TGCCATCTTCTATATGTGCCAATGTTGTAATATCAGCAGATATACCACCTAATGTATTAATGTTTCCAGTAATAGCTGATAAAGCATTGACGTTTGCTATTGTTGGCCCGGCTTCTACTGCACCAGTAGTTGCATTAAATCCTAAAACTGTGCCAACCCTGTCAGCTTTCAAAGGTAACGTCATACTTACTGCAGTATCTTGATCTGCAAGTTGCATTGATCGTGATGTCTCGTCTGATATGTCTGCAGCAATCGCTGTAAATCTATCCAACTCTGTATTTAGAGTAGCAACCTCAAATGCACCTGATGATGGAAAGTCTGTAGTTCTAGCAAAAGCTATTGATCTTGTAATTACTACAGTAGAGCCACCAGTTGCACCAACCACGGAGTTACCTGATGTTGTATTTATTGTGCCAGTAGACCCATTACCACCTGATACTGTATAATGTGTGGTTAATGTCTTGAGTGTACCATCAACATAAAAGTTTAAATCAGCATCATCAAAGAACTCAAAGTTCACAGTAAATGCTGTCTGTGTTGCACCCTGTGCTACAGTGTATGAGACTCTTGGGGTATTGTCACTCAAAGCTATTGTCATATTCGCACCTTATTTGTTGTTAATGTTGTGTGCAACGCACAAACGCCTTAGTACCTACCAAAGGATTTGAACGAATTTGTTAATTGATTCATTTCATCTTTCCAAAACCACATTCTTGCTCCAGGTAAATTTCTAACCACTTGTTTAGAACCCTCGCTTACATTACCTTGAACAACATCTATCACTCCTTTAGTTATATCAGTTGCAATACTAGGACCTGCTCCTAAAATGTCTGTTAATGGATCAATCGTGCTAGGTTTTACTGCAAACTTAGGATTAATTGTTCCCATACCAATATCAGGGCCACCTAATTGTGCTGATGTATGCAATGCTCTATAATAAAAATCAGAGTACATTGCTAATAAACCTGAGTTATCTATCGATCTAGCTAACAGATCAGGCCATTCCATTTTATCTGTAACATAATCTGGTGTTTTTAAATCCATTGCTAAATAACCTAAAGCAACACTTGTAACAACTGCTGCTGCTCTATTTTTTACCTGCCCTTGTGCAAATGCTGCAGTAATTTTATTTGTTGCAGCAAAAGTATAAGAATAGAACTGAAAAGGTAATCCTAATAACCCATTTTCAATCCTTGCATAGCCACGATATTTAGCATCTTCTGATAAACCAAAACGTTTAGCAACACGCATTGGTATATACACAATGCCATCTACAATATTAGGTTTATCTGCAGGCGTTCCCATAAGAACTGTATTTAATATACCACTATTCATAGAACTTCTAAAAGCTTCAGTTGCCTCAACATCGCCCCATTTCATAGTATTAGGTAAATATAATCCACCATCTGTTTGCTCAAAAGGCATTGCAGCAATACGCCTAGCCATTGATTCATCTATATTATACTGAGCAAGCTTCATAACATCTTGTGCAGTAGCCTTTCCGTCAGCTATTTCCTTTGATAATTTAATTAATGAATGACCACGTACAACAGAATCAATGAATTTCATAGTGTGTGTCATTGGGGTTAGACCATTTAAAAAATAATATGCGTTACGAACTTTAGACATTAATCCATCTTCCAAAGGATTGTTTGTAACGTCTTCTACCAGTCTCATATGCACATCACCTTTAATAAGGTCTGCTAATTCACCTGACAATCTACCCTCTGCAGTTGATAGCTTTACTCTATTATCTCTAAGTATTGCTAATAAACCCTGCATAACATCACCAAGTTCATGCTCCATAACTATCTTAGCAAAATCAGGTAATGTAGCAAAACCTGCTGAACCTAAATAATTAAGCTGTGCCATATCACGTAATATACGTGCTGTTTTTTGATCCCATGTATTAGCATCTCGTAATACCCGACCAACAATACGATCATGCAAATGCATAAAATCTTTACGAGTTGCATTTATTTCATCCATTGACTTGCCTGCTGCAAATAAAGCATCATCCATATCATCTAATACATCGTCTAAACTTTTACCAAATGATCTTTGAAACTCATACTGACCTGCTACTCTTTGGTTGTATGCACGCATAACTCTTAATGGATTTGTTTCAATAAATTCTGTAATTAACTTATTAGGTATATCTAATGTTCTATGTTTAAAATGTTTAGATACACCATGACCAAAGAACTGTATTGACTCATCTGTTGTATCGTCTAACCCTAATATTCTATCTGTTGTTTCATTAGCACGTTTTAATAAAGCTTTTGGTTCTGTGGCTTTGGCTATTTCAAAAGGTGACAATGCAGGTTTTTGCTCTAGTTCACCATACTTATTACGAACTATAATCTTAGGATTCTCTTGAAACCAAGTTACCAATCTTTCTACAAATACATTTCTATTATCTCTTATCTTATGTTTTAACAAAAATCTTGGAAAAAAACTTTCTTCATTTGGAGGCAGTATCTTTACATCTTTTATTTCCTGTAATGTAAACTCTAATTCTTCTGTATCTCTTGCAATTCTATCACGGCTTCGTCGCAAATTTCTTAAACGCTCTAACTGTCCTTTGCTTAAAAAGTTTTTTGTAATTTTTTGTTCGCTAAGTTTAGCAAAAAATGCATGTTGTTTAGGTGTAAAGTATATACCTTTTTTCTGTTGTTCTTTTAATTTCTTTTCTAAATCACCCATCTTTTTAGTAAAAAATCCCTCAATCTTTTTTGCTTCTAAATCATCAAGTATAGATTGTGCTTTTTGTCCTTGTGTAAGATTAGATTGATTTAAAGAATCTATAAGTTCATCAATTTTTGCTGCTTGCTCTGGTATCTTATCTTCCATTTCTTTGATAAGTTTACTTTTCTTTTCTAATCTTATTTGATTGTTTATAACTTTACGTTGCATTGAAACTGTATCGCCAATTAAACCAGTTTCTTTTAATCTTTTTTCCCATTTAGTCCAATGTTCAGTCCACAATTTAGCAAGTTGTTTTTCATTTTCATCAAGAGGCAAACCTTTAATATGCTTCTCACTTACTTCTTCTAACCAATCATTATAACCTTTTTTATTTACATCAACGTCATATGTAGGTGCTGATTTATGATATATATCACTATATAATTTACGTGATTTATCATGTATTATTATCCATTCACCATTAAGAACTTCTTTATTTTGATGCGTTGAATTTCCTACTGTTTTTCCATACTTGTTCAGGTTCAATCTAAGGCCTGAATCGTTAGCTAATTTTAAAAATGCAAGCTTTACACTATCAGGTTGATCAGATTGCAAAGCTCTTTTCATAGCTGTAGTAACACCTCTATATAAAAAAGAGTTCATAAACATATTACCTTCAAATCCATAAGGATCGTCTATGCCTGCTGTCTTTGCTTCAATATTTATTTGATTACGAATATGTAATTCTTTTTCAATCTCTCTAAGCTCTACATTGTTTTCATCAATAGTTCTGTTGATTCCATCTATTTGTTTTTGAATCTTTCTTTCTTTGTTTTGTAAATCTGTAAGCTTCTTCTTTTGTGCTTTTGTAGGATTAGGCACGCTACTTTGTAAATATTGTTTATATGTATCAATATCATTAGCAACTTTGTTTCGATTTATTAGTAGTTTATCTTTGTTTTTATTTAATCCAAATTCATCTTTAGGTATACTTTCTTTTCTAGCGTTTAACTTTTCTATTTTAGTTTCTGCAAACGGTTCTTTAGCTTCCAGTTTAGAGTTAAATGCTGATTGATTACCTGTATCGTTTTTACCAAAACGTATTACTTCATAATCACCTTTAGCTATTTTCATTTCACCGGGAACAAACACTTCACCCATAGCTTCGTTTTGTGCTTTATACTTTTCTAATACAGTCTTTTTAATTCTAAAAATTACAGAGTCATCACCTGCTTCTGTATCAGGCATTCTTGTCTGACCATCTTTATATGCAGTATACGTAACAGATGAATCTAAATCCTCTCCTAATGAAACACCATACTGTCTTTCACCAACAAAGTCATCTGCACTTCCTTTTAAAGTAAGGTTGCCATCTCCATCAATAAATGAATTTAAACTTTTATCTTTTAGATTTGTTCCGTGATATACAAACTCACTTCCTCTTGGTGTTTCTTCTACTATACCAAGCTGTCTGTTAAGTTCACGTATATCTTCTTGCATCTTAACTTGAACTTTAGCTCTTTTTGTAAGTGGCACTGACACTAAACCACCTAATATCATGCCACCTGCAAATGCTGTTCCTACATTAAATATACTTTCTTCGACGTTACCAACAGCATCAAATGGATAACGAGCAGCTTCAAGGCCTCCTTGCAATGCAGCAGTTCCTGCACCAACCCTAAAAGCAGACTTTGCTATACCTGCACCAAAGCCACCAAAAGGCAAAGCAAATAAATTAATAGGATCAAATATACCTGCACCAATTTGTGAAAGCATACTACTGTTGTAAAGAACCTCACGTCTTTGCTTGCTTTCATCGATTGCACGTTTCATTTCAAACATATGTTCGCTATTATTTGCACCTACTAAATCAGGTGCATATTCTTCATAGCCTTCCATATCTTGTAATGGATTATATGTAGCATCAAAAGCATCACGATATTTAAAATAGTTACCCATTGATTCAAATAAAGGATCGTATTGATATGCTAAAGATGCACTTAATGTTTCACCAAATGTGGGTGTTGGTGCAAGTTTATTTTCTACACCAGAAACATAATGAAAATCATATGGATTTATTGTCATTTAAAAAGCACCTATTGGGGGAATAACCTTACCAAATTTTTCTGCTGTAAGTTTTTCCTCTACTATCTTTTTATTTATTGCTTCTTGTGCAAGCTCCTCAGAACCAATGTCATCTTTTAATCTGTCTTCCATTAATTGTAATTGTGCGTCTCTTTCTTTCTTAATAATTTCTTTTGTAACTTGGCTTGTTGACCATGCATACATAGTTGGTTCACCATCTTTATTTGTACCAATCAACGGAATTACTTCGTTTGTTGGAGAAACTGTCATTGCATAATATATAACTTCACCACCATATCCCTGATCTATATTAGTTGGAGATATAGGATGTGGTGCTAACAACACTTTTTTTTGTTCACCTCCTTTTGCAATTTCCGTTGCAGTACCTAATGCTTTTGCAGCAGCATAAGTTGCAGGAGATTCAAAAAATAAACTTGGTATTTTATTACCTAAGCCAAATGTAGTGCCTCTACGTGCTGACAATTTATCAAAAAAGCTATCAGAAGAACTAATAATCCCTGTATTTAAAGTATAACCATCAGGTAAATCTTCTTCTATTTTATCTATAAATTGTGTTGCTAAATTATCATTAGGGAGGATAGCTTCTATAGCATACATAGATTTATTAACTGGGCCAAATTGATCTACTATCAATCCATTTGTAGGTAAGAATTTTGAATCAATAAAGTTTGTTACTAATTCGTCTATTTTGCTTTTATCATTTATTCCAGAAGAAATTAAATATTCTACATAAGGCTTCATTTCATTAATAACATTATATTCTAATTTTTGTTCTTGATTTCTTAAATACTTTTCAACGTCGCCTGATCTTCCATCATGCAAAACCATTCTTACTAAATTATCAAACTTAGGTTTATCTTCTTTACGCATTTTAATATTGTCTAATATGTCATTAAAGTTATCTATACCTTTTATTTCAGCAACATCTAAAGCAGCCATTAATAATGAATTGGTTTCTGTACTTATTCCACCCTTAACAGTAAGTTTATTTTGTATATTATTAGTTTTAGGATTTAAATATCTAGAGAATCTAGCAAACCTGTTAATCGCAACTGCTCGTGCTTCTCCCTCTAAATTTCCATCTGCTAATTGTTGCATTTGATTTACAATCGTAGGTGGCAAGTAACCTTTTGTAGCTACAAACTTTTGTATTTCTGGATCGTTTAATGATTGTTGTGTATAAAAATATGATTCATCTTTACCATTTAAAATAATCTTTTCTGCTTGAGTGTTAGTTTTCTTTGATGTTATTGCAATACCATCTTCAATGTCGTTCTTGAGATTATTCTCTTCTTCTTCTTTTTTTTGCTGGACTTCACTATCTTTAACCAAAGCATGTAATTGTGAGAAACCTTGTGCAATTTTATTGTTTAATGAATCAGGTGTTCCTTTTAATATTTCTTTGACTGGCTCTACTAATTCTTGACGTAAGCCAGACATTCTAGTTCCATTTGATATTATTGCTTGCCTTATTGCATTTATATCTTCTGATTTTATATCAGGTATAGTTGATAGAATATTGTTTTTAATACCATCTGTAATAGCTTGATACATAGATTTTTCGTTATTAAGTATAGTTTGCTCACCAATCAAACCTATATCTTTAAGATTTTCTTTTTCTCTAGCTTCAACCTTTTTCATTATCTCAAAATATTGCTCAAAGGTTTTTGCATTTTGTAATTCAGTAGTAATGTTATCATTAAATGCTTGTTGTTTTTTTGTTGACTTATATCTGTTTATAGGTGCGTTTCTGCCTTTTTCAAGGCGTGCGTCTGTTTCTAATTGATCGGCAGTGCCTTTTAAAACCTTTAGTTCGTCATTAAGTTTTGGCAATAAACTTGTTTCTGTTGACTCAATAGCAAGCTTAGTAGCTTCTTTGTACTTTTCTGGAACTTGTGCTAAATTTACCCCATTACTTAATATAGCACTTTGTATTTTTACAAGATCATTTGATGTTGCTCCTACTATACCTTTTTTTAATATACCGAATTGCATAGCAACTATGGTGGTTTCTAAAAGATTATTAACGCCACTTTGTTTAACATTCATATATTCATCAGGTAAATTTCGTATATCAACCATTAAAGATGCAATATTATTTTCTGCTTCTGGATCACCTGTTTCAAATTCTGTAACAATATTTGCAATTCGTGATTCAATAGTTTTAATTTGATTAGTTAAATGATATTCATTTTCTTTTATACCATCTTTTATTTTTAGATCGTTACCATGTTGAGCATATACTTTAGAAAAAGTGTTTTTGAAATCTTCAACATAATTTGCACCACCTGTCTCTTTCATTCTTTCTGTAACTTGATCGAGATAAACTAATGCTTTTTCTTTAAACTCTTGTTCATTTTTAGCTGTCTTTCTTATTTCAGCTAGACCAGTTTGAGTATCTACTTGTATAGCATTAGACATCTTTTTTCTTAATAATGGCTCTGCTGTATTACGTGCAACTTGACTTAAATTAGTTGGCAACTGTCTCATAACAAGTTTATTGTCTTCATCAAGTACAGATAAATTCATGACTGTATCTTGACCAAGTTTTTCTTGTTCAACGACTGCATCACGAAATGCTCTATCTTGTATTTCAGAACCAAGTTTTGCTATTGCATTACCAACTTCTGTTGCTCCAGTATTTGTACTTACTATTCCTACAGGTCTATTTACAAATGTTGATGTTTTTGTTTTTAAAAATTCTGCCATTATACACTCACAACTGGGGGTAAACCTCCACCAGAGGTTCCCGGACTTATTTTAGAATACTGATTTCCTGCGTTTAACAAGCTTCCTACAGCCTGTATCCTTGCTGCACTTCTTGCATTACTTGCTCGTAGATTTGCTGTTTGTATTCCCATTGATCGTTTGCTTTGCCCACTTAAAAATTGCAATCTTTGCCTACTCTCTTCAACATCAAACTCTCTTTTTGCTCTTTCTCTAATAGCTTTTAATGAACGATCAGACCCTATGTCTCTGCCCATAATACCACCTAATGAATCATTAATACCTTGCATTGTTTGAAAGTTAGCAAGCCTAATATTATGCTCTTGCATTGTTTGAACTACAGCATCTTTTTTTTGTTCTTCTATTTGTGCTGCTTGTGCTCTAGCTTCTGCTGCTTTAGCTTTACCTGCTTGCATTGAACCATAGGCACTTAGAACTGCACCTGCAACCATCCAATAACTCATCCGAACGCTACCTCCACTACCATACCATTTAAATCTAAACTAAAAGGATAACTCTGTGATACCTTGACTCGTGGGTCACGACTGTATCCAAGTACCCTAAACTCTTCCTTACCTGTAATTGCAACTCTGTCTACTGACATATCATCAGTAACATTCCGAAACACTAAGTCCTTGTCATTAACTGATACAGCTAAAGTAGAATGTAAATCTAATATAACACGGCTAATTCTTCTTGGTTCTCCAGTAAGAGGGCCACCAATAATACCTGCATCCACTGGCAAGGTCGTGATGAGAGGAACGAATGCGTAACCTATAAAGCCAGTGGACACACCTGATTTAGCTAATGATGCATCTATCTGTGCTCCAGAGATTGTAAACTCTCCAAGATAATCATTACCACTAATTGCTTTAACAACTGCACCATTAGAAAAGTGTGAGGTTAAACTACCAAACACACTACTTGATGCACTAAATTCATCACAGAAATCCATTGGCATAGCTAATTGGAACTCTTCAAAGAATAGTTTAGTTGTACCTGAACCATCATCTCTTGAAGCAATGACAAACAATCTTTCATTTATAGTACATATTGAATGCCACTTACCTGTTGTATCCCATAAAGACCAACCTTGTTTTTGTTCTCCACGTATAGAATAAAATACAGCTAACGTACCATCGCTATTAAGTAAGAATGCATATGATTCACTTCGATTTAACGCACCCTTAATTGATGTTTGCTGTACTGGGTCAACTATTAAATGTGGTGCAAGTCCTGACACAGCTACAGATGTATACGATGCTTCTGAATCAGCAAATAGAAACTCTCTTAATGCACTACCAGTTTTCTGTATAAACAAAGTAGCACCATCAAATACTGTAGGCTTTACAAATGAACTACCATAGGGAGTCTGTCTGCGTATCTGTGCATTAGCAGGAGTAACAGGTTTATCTGTTGGTGCTTGAACAAATAACTCTGCACCTGTAGTAAAGACCTGTAAGTCTCTGTTAGATACTAAATGTCTAATAGTGAATATCTCACCAACGTTTGCAGTAAGGTCAAGTGCATCGTTATCTTCACCATCACCTACATCAAAGTTATAATACTGTCCAGACTTAGAACCCCATATACCATCAGGTTGTGCTAGTGTACCACCAAACCATAATCTGTTTTGATGAAAAGTAACGGCTGCAGGAAATCCACGTACTGCTGAGTAGCTTTGCTCTTGCCACTCTGTAGTCGGTGCACCTGTTGCTATCCTTGGAGCACCACCTCCATCAGCCGAAGCATTAGATGTAGAGCTTGATCCTGCTGTAAACTCATAAGTATTCTCATCAATAACAGCAGTAATAGTTCTCGTACCATTAATTTTATTAATAGCTAATCCACCTATTGTTCCTGCCCTATCTATAACGATAGAAGCACCAACTGCAAGTCCATGCAATGCATGAGTAACTTGTATAGTTGCACTACCCTCAGATACTTTTAATGCATCGTTTTCTAGTTGTTGTCTAAGTGTTCCGTAAATAGTCGCTGTAACTGTTGTGGCATTTGTAAATCCAGTAATCTTAGCTTCAGCTTTACCTATCTTAAGATACACACCAACATGATCTGATGTAAAATAATCTGCTGATGTAGTAAGAGTTCTACCACTGCCACTTGTTGCATTAGATGATAGCGTAACACCTAAGTCTTGAAATGGATAGTAAGGTTGAAATACATGCTCGCTATTTACTGACTCTTCAAAATTGTATGTTTCTACAGTAAAGGTAGTTAATCCTGTACGTATAAGCTTTCTTGGTGCAACAGTCTGATGAGCAATAAACATAATGTCACCCTGTTGAGCAAAGGTATACTCCTCAAGATAAGGTGCAGATGTTGTATTAACTAACCAAGTCTGTGATGTAATGGCTTGTATAGAACTGATGTTGCCATTAGACGGATTGATTTGAAATACTTCTATGCGTGTATTGCTAAAAGCAATTATGTATTGTTCATCGTCTGAAAATATAAATGGTTCTATTCTTACTGTCTGTCTTAAATCAGATGAATAAGCAGGAGACGAGGCAAAGTTGTGCCATCGTTTAGTACCCGGTCTTTTAGTAACTCCACCCTCACCACGTATAAAGAAATTGCGAACTTTCTCTGCTGCGTTCTTATAAACAGCCGTATCGGTTCTTGAGGTTAATGACGGACTTATCTCACCAAACTGAAAACTATTTTGAGGTACTCTTATCCTTGCCATTAACTCAACCTATTTGTTCTGAACCTCGTGGTTGTCAATCCTCTTGATGTTTGTTGCTGACTGTCAAGGTTTCTTGCTTTAGCCATTAACCTTTCTGCCTTTACTTCCATCATCTCCATAAGCTTATCATCTCTAGCTATTGATGTAGCAAATACAGCTGCCAATGAATATTGAACAGCTAAGGAAAAGTAAGATGGGAAGTCTGTCTCAGATGCTCTATAAGTATAGTCGGCTATTAAGGTGTCGTTTGTTGTAGAGTCTGAAAATATTTTGTTGCCATATACTGTGTATATAATTTTATTGTCGTTAATTGTAACTGCATGAAGCATAAGAAGATTGCTTGGAAGTTGATGTGCTATAGCAAATCTACCAGTTGGGGTATCTGTTAGCTGATTTAACACTGCTTGCTCTGTTGCAAACCTCCATCTTGCTACACACAAAGATGACCTAACGACATCTTCATACATGTTAGACGCAACCAATGCTTCAGTTGAACTGCTTTCAAAAGAAGTAATTGGCTCTGCACCGATGAGCACTAAGGCTCTCGATGCAATATCCAACGCTGAATCAGATGCCGTTGATGCCATTTATTTTAGTCACTATCTGTTACTGTTATTGCAGTACCATCTGCAATATCAACAACCGAACCAGTGTTTGATAACACAACTGACATAGCGATTGTTGGTGCGTTGTTATCATAAACAATAACTAAGTCACCGACATTCATCATACCTGCTGCGTCATTAAAATAGCCTGATGCACGCACTACTGATAATGCGTCTACACTTGAGTAGTACCACATATTGTAGCCACCACCACCTGCCATTCTTGTTAGTCCAGAAGCTCCATAAGCCATGATAAACCCTCCTATCCGTTGTTATCAAGAAGTTCATAAATACCATTGTCATCTATGACACTAGCACCCATGGACATCATTGAAGTTGCAAGGTGAGAAACTTTCTCTGGTACGTAATTTAACTCAGTAGTTACATTAGCACCAATACCTAAACCTACAGAACTTGTGTGATACGCTAAGTTCTTTCCTGCTGCAACAGCAGATGTAGACATGATGTTAAAACCTAGAAAGTTCTTCATGGTCATTCCACCTGCGTATGGTAAGTTCTGATCACCCACGTAATCTGATGATGCAAACTCTTCAATTAAGAAAAGATCGGCAAAACCTTTAGGATGCATAGCAATATAACGCTGTCCGTCTTCTGGAATGTTTGCTGTACCAAACGTTTCAAATGCAGATAACAAGTCTGCTTTTTCAACAGCACTACTTGTATCATGTAATTGAGTTGAGTTAGCACCTGCATCCATCGCTGTGACAAGAATCTCGTCTGTCTTACGACCTAATGCAGCAGCAGCAGAAGTTGCAATAGCTTGACGCTCATCAATGTTTGTCTTGAGTTCGTCTAACTTGTCAATGTATTCTGCAGCATAGTAGTCTGCTAACGTTGCTTCTACTGTAGTATGTGTTAGTTCCATAGGAGTTACCATACCATTTCTTGATTTAGTTGAAGCTGTTCCAGTACCGATTTTTTGAAAGCGTACAACGCTTCCTGCAACATTGCTTACATTACGAACAGTGTTCATTAACTTAGAACCCATTCTTTGATAAGCTAAATGTACCTCGGACTCGAACTGCTTAATAAAGGCTGTGTCTATTGTATTAGCCATTATGTAGTCCTTTCCCTGCATATAGCAGATTGTTGTTTAAGTTGCTCTCGGTTATCTGCTCTTTGCTTCAACTGGTTATCCGTTAGGGCCATCAGCTTATTACAGGCCGTGTATCATCAATGGATGGCATATAATAATTATTCTGACAACGCACAAATCTAACTACCTTAAAACCATTTTGCATTATTATATCAGGAAGTATGTCAAACCCAAGGTAGCCAAGCCATGAAAGAGTCTTGTAATGTTCTACAGGACA